CCACTCAATTATTGAGAGTGCCAAGATCAGGATGGCTAACACTTGATAGCGAGAGTGTAGATGTTGCTACAGTTCCAATTGCTATAAAGAACGCTACAGCAGAACTTGCAAGACACATCAAGAAAGATGGTGACTTAGGAGCTAACGCAGACGGTAAAGGCGTAACAAGTGTTGGTGTTGGCTCTATTAGTGTGACATTTGATAAGTCAGATACAGCAGATGTTCTGCCGACTATTGTTCAAGAGATGCTAAGAGGCTGGGGTACAATCAATGCTAGAGCGAAATTTGGGACAGCAACGGTAGTTAGAACTTAATGGGATTAAAGTCTACAATTCAGGCTGTAGCTAAGGTAGCAAAAACTGCTACAGAAGATTTGTGGACCAGTGTTATATTCAAGTCCACAGCTTCCAGCGGCTACAATACAGCCACAGGAGCGGTTACGGTTAGCGAGACTAGCACTACAATTAAAGTCCTGTTAGAGAGCTATACAGAGCGACAAGTGGACGGCATACATATTATGTCGACAGATATGAAAGCAACATTCTTGCAAGAGGATTTAAGTGGATCACCAGATACAAACGATCTAGTTACTCACAGTAGCAAAGATTGGGGCGTAATTAATGTAAAAAGTGATCCAGCAGATGCAACTTGGGAGATACAGCTTCGTGTCAACAGTTAGTTTTAACGCAGATTTACAACGCTTCGCTGATAAGACAGGCGTTAAGTTAGATTTAGTGGTGCGTAAAGTAGCTTTAGATATTTACGAGAAAGTTACTGTAAAGACACCTGTTGATACAGGTAGAGCCAGAGGCAATTGGAATGTCAGTATGGGTTCACCAGATTTGAGCGTGAATAATAAAGCAACAAGAGCTAAGAGAGCAAGGTTAAAGAAAGGCGATGGAGAGAAAGTTATCTTCATAACTAATAACCTCCCATATATCAACGCTTTAGAGAATGGACATAGTGACCAAGCACCTAGCGGAATGCTTGCAGTAACATTGAATGAAGTTGAAGCAGGGATAAGAGATGTCATTCGAGGCTGAAAGAGCGAGTATTGAGGGTAGGCTAAGCGCAGGATGGGCTACTACAGCGATAGCTTATGATAATGTAGCATTTAGTGCGCCAGATAATGCGGCTTGGATAAGATTAAATATAGTAAACGGTGATTCAGGTTATCGAGTACTAGAGAGTAAAAAGCGACATACAGGAGTAATTATTATTCAGATGTTCGCACCAAAAAATCAAGGTTCGGGTGTTTTGAGAGGGTACGCTGATACATTGGCTACTTTATTTGAGGATCAGAAGTTTGATGATGTAGTTTGCAGAAATGCGAGCTTAACAAACGCAGGAATTAGTAATGAGTGGCATCAAATGAACCTTACTATTCCATTTTGGAGAGACGAATGAGAGAGAATTTATTATATCCACCTAATGGGGGTGATCCTGTAAAGGCGCATCCCAGCAAAGTAGATGAAATGAAAAGTGCAGGTTGGCTAGAAGCTCCTGCAAAATCCACTAAAACTAAAGAGGTAAATGAAGATGAGTAATCATACAGGAAGTGAGGGTGTTGTAAAAGTTGGATCAAATACAGTAGCAGAGGTTCGTGATTGGAATATCGCAGAATCAGCAGAGACTATTGATGACACAACAATGGGCGATACTGCAAGAACTAAGAAAGCAGGTTTAACCAGCGCAAACGGCTCACTAACAGCGTATTGGGATGAAACAGACACAAGCGGTCAAGGTGCTATGACTGTTGGAGCAGAGGTTACATTAAACCTTTATCCAGAGGGTGCAACTTCAGGCGATACTTATGCCACAGGTTCTGCGATTGTCACAGAAACAGGCAAGTCAGGCACAAGCGAAGGTATGGTTGAGACAACTTTCAGCTTTGAGTTTAACGGTGCTGTAACTTGGGGTACGGTAGCATAATGGACGTACTTGACAAAGCTATTGAGCACTTTGATTCGTTTGAAGTACAACAAATTGAAGTGCCAGAGTGGGATTGTACAGTTTATTACACCCCATTCACCTTAGCAGAGAAGAAGAAGCTCCTTAAATTCGCTAAAAGTGATGATATTGAGTTTCTGATTCGCACATTAATACTGAAAGCTAAAGATGCGCAGGGTGAATCAATGTTTGATGTATCAGACAGAGTTACCCTGCTCAATAAAGTTTCAGATGTAGTTATCACTAGAATTGTAAATGAAATCTCTGCTGTACCAGAAGTGGATGAACAGCTGGGAAACTAAACAGCGATTCGGAGTTGTTAGCTAAATATCGGCTTGCGGATCGACTTCAAAAAACGGTAGCAGAGATAGAGGAGATAACTTTAGAAGAGTGGCACGGATGGCTGGCATACTTCTCTATAAAGGATAAAGAAAATGGCTGAAAATATTGCTACATTAGGAATAAGAGTTGACCCTAGAGGTGCTGTAACAGGTGCATCTAAGGCAAAGCGAGCTATTCTTGGAATAGGTAAAGCCGCAGATAGAATTAAGCGGTCAATATTCAGCTTGCAAACGGGTATGCTGGCGTTAGGTGCTGGCGCAGTAGCAAGAGGGTTTATCCGTACAGCATCATCTCTCGAAAAACTGAAAGTGCAATTAAAGACTGTTACAGGCTCTACAGTTAAAGCAAATGTGGCGTTTAATCAATTGGTTAGATTCACCACTAAAACACCTTACGAGATAGAAGAGGTTACTTCTGCATTTGTCAAACTAAAAGCGTATGGATTAGACCCGTCAGAAGAGGCTCTAACCTCGTTTGGTAATACTGCTTCTGCTATGGGTAAAGACCTTAATCAAATGATAGAAGCTGTTGCGGATGCGGCTACTATGGAGTTTGAGCGTTTAAAAGAGTTTGGCATTAAGTCTAAGCAAGAGGGTGACAAAGTTATGTTCACCTTTCAGGGCGTAACGACAGAAGTTCAAAAGGATTCAGAAGCTATTCAGGCGTATCTGATGAACATTGGTAATACTAAGTTTGGTGGTGCAATGGCAGACCAGATGAATACCTTACAGGGTGCTTTATCAAATTTGAAAGGTAGCTGGACTATATTCCAAGATCAAGTTATGGATGCAGGTGTATTTGATCTTATTAAGGTGTCGCTAGACCATATATCAGAAACCTTATTCGGGGATCAGAAGTCAGTAGCGGCTAATGCTAAAAAAGCAGGTGAAGAGATAAGCACATTTTTCAGGGAGGCGTTATTCGGTGCGGCTGCTTTTGTAGATGTACTATCTCCAATCGTTAGAACTATAGGCTCATCAATAAAAGATTTATGGGAAGGTTTTAGGTCACTACCAGAATGGGTGCAACAAGCAGGAATAGTTGGAGCGTTTATTCTAGGTAAAAAAGGTACATTAATTATAGCTACCACTGCCGCACTAGTCGATGGGTTGGCTAAAAAACTAGAGGAGATAGTGTCTTTAGGTACATTAGGTGATTTAGGCATAGGCACAACAGACGATAAGCTAAATCTTCCCTCACTGCCAGAACCACCCACTAGAACACCAGATGTAAATGAGGGTGAGGCACTTGGTTGGACGATAGAGCTAATTAGAAAGCTAGAGGAGCAAGCGGAAGCAAGAAGAAAACTGTTAGAGCTACAGAACGGTCAAAACGAAGCGCAGGAAGAAAATAACAATCAGATGGTTGTTGCCAATGAGGGATTGACAGCGTTTCACGAAAAATGGGCAGAGATGGCAGAGACAATCAGAACTCCAATGGAGGAGATTGGAATAATGACTGCTGAAATATTTGGAGAGGGTGGCACTCTTGCAACAGGAATAGGTAATGCGACCGCAAAGGCATTAGTGTTCGGCAAGAGCTTTAGTGCATCAATGAAAAGTTTAGGTCAAACTATCATTAGCTCAGTGATAGGTAATCTTGTCCAGATGGGCGTACAGATGGCTATTAACTGGGCAAAGGAAAAACTGTTTAAGATTGCCGCTACAACTTTAGACACGACTACACAAGCCACTAAAACTGCGACAGCAATTATGGCATTAGGCACAGTGACTACGGCAAGTGCGGCAATGGGTGGAGTCACAGCCGCCGCTTGGGCTCCTGCCGCCGCAATGGTATCACTTGCTACATTCGGTGCAAATGCCGCACCAGCGATGGCAGGAATTACTGCAACTAACGCTCTGTCAGTTGGATTGGGTGCGGCAAGTGGGCTATCAGGTGGGTTATCCTTTGCGGCGGAGGGCGGAGACTTTAATGCTGGACAAAGTATTATTGTCGGTGAAGAGGGCGCAGAACTATTTATTCCTAAGACAGCAGGAACGGTAGTGCCTAACGATCAGTTAGGTGGCGGAGGACAAACTACTAATGAGGTCAATATAGACTTCACGGTAAACGCTATGGACTCTCAATCATTCCAGCAGTCAATGGCAGAGAACGCAGACTTAATTATCGGTGTGATCCGTTCAGCATTTCA